AATATATATATTCATATAAACATGAAATAATGCTTATATGAAATAATTCTTATATGAAATGATTACCAAGTATTTTTGCGCACATTTATTTTTGGACCAGCACCCTTTTTTTTCGACGAGGTAGGATCATATGGGTCGTCATCGTCATCATCAGAATCCAATCCCTTTGATATTTCCCAAAATTCATTCGACCCGAGTCTAAAACTTTTATGACTTTGTGCTTTATACCAATAAATTTGATCCTGTAATTTATTCGATTTGCAATTATTGTCAATTACCAGACATTCAAAATTTTCGGTACATTGATCCATTACTTGAGAAAATGATTCATATGTGGGAAACATACCTGCATAATTTTCCCATATTCGTCTTCTATTCGCAATATAAGGTTCTCTCAAAATAAAAACATAATCAATATTCGTTCTTAGATTAGGTGGGATACCTAACGGATATTGCATCGTGATAACAAGCATTATTTTCCAATGACGCCCATTCATAAAAAGTAGTCTCATCATTTTGTCTTTTGCCCATTTATTATCATATAAACAATCATCCAATATAACAAATGCTCTTGGGTCAATATTCGATTTTTTATAGGCTTCCTTCTCTTTTTTAACTTGCTTCAAAACACTTTTTTGTCGCTTCAATATATTCTCGATAATTGCAGTATTGTATTCATCGTGAATAAACAATTTCGGTACATGATCGCTAAAAAAACCATTGCCTGCTTCAGTTCCAGATATAACTGTACCTATGGGAATATCTTGATGATAATAGAGAAGATCCCTCACTAAGAAACTTTTGCCCGTATCACGTCGACCTATCAATACAATAACAGGCCCCTTGTTTTCATCGGGGTGAAAGCTAATATTTTTCATATCAAATTTTTTCAAATCCAGAGTCATTCTTTTGCTAAACGGAGACACAATTTTAATAATCATAAAACGCAATATTACTAAAATATTCATCCAGATAATAATTACTCTAATTTTAGCATTAATTTTAGCATTAATTTTAGCTTTAATTTTAGCATTATTTCAGCTTTAATTTTAGGTTTAATCGGCTATAATTTTTCATGCTATTAAAGTAATGACTTTTTCAATTTACTATAGGAAGAAGAAAAACCAACACCTTTTCCAATCTTTAGAGAAATCTGACTTAGGATTAACAAAAATGCAAAACTATATACCCATATATGACCGATTCTTCTCACTTAACGAGACAAATAAAAATCTAATTAATTTAAATTCACATAATTATATTACACATTTTCATAAAACGATTGACAATCATATTATTCATGCGAAAATCATGAATTCAAAAACAGAAAAGGATAAAGATTGTGAAATTTTCATTAAATATGGTCCACTATTGGATCCATTAAAATACTTGGCTGGGAAATATGTAGGTGAAGACATATCTACTTTGCCAAGTGTTGAAACCAATAGTGAAATCGATAAAATAAACGACCATAATAACTCGGCATATGTAGATTCTTTTATGACATACCTAACCAGCAATTTACTTCATCATAATAGTTTTTTTCATGGACTGGACTTTTATGGAAGTTTTCTTGGGATAAAGAAGGGATTCGAGTATGATATAGTCGATGATATGGAGGCCATTCACAACAATAGTTTTTTTCATAAAAATAACAAAAAATTATTTGATCTACCCGACAATATTGATACCAATTATTTTGATAATTCTTCTCGCAACTATAAAAATCGATTAACTATTGGTGATTGTGATTCAGTGTTAAGTATATCGTCTTTTGAAAGTGATGTATTGGATGTGTTTAAAACCGTAAAACCGTCAGGTGTTATTGAACCTTCTCCTATTATAAGCGAGGAGTATGAAAATATTTATGAATCAGAACAAAACGTTTTCAAAATTAAAAGTGAAGGCTGTGATGATGATGACGATTCGTCATCCACCTCGTCCACATCTATAAACGATGATTCTGATAATATGGATGGATATGAAGAAAACGATTGTTCGGATGACGAATATACGGATTGTAGTTCAAGTTCGGGAGACGATGACCCATTAATTGTGCGCATTAATGAATTTCCATGCCAAGCTATATTTTTAGAAAAATGCCACGATACATTGGATACACTTATGATGTCTGGCGATTTAAGCGAACCTGAGTGGATATCGGTATTATTTCAAATAAATATAATGTTATACACATATCAGAAATGTTTTCAAATGACACACAATGATTTACACACGAATAATGTCATGTATATTAATACCGAAAAGAAGTTTTTGTATTATTGTGTCGAAGGCGTTCATTATAAAGTCCCAACTTATGGAAGAATATATAAGATTATCGATTTTGGGCGAGCTATTTACAAGTTCGAAGACAAAATAATATGCAGTGATAGTTATCACCCAGACGGAGATGCTGCGACTCAATACAACTGTGAGCCATATTTTAATAAGAATAAACCTCGATTGGACCCTAATATGAGTTTTGATTTATCGCGTCTCGCGTGTAGTATTTTTGACTTTTTCATCGAAGATATGGATGATGTGGATAAAATCAAGAAGATGAGTCCCACTTTTTCTATTATAAATGATTGGGTTACTGATGACAAGGGAAGAAATATATTATATAAGCAGGGAGGTGAAGAGAGATATCCTGATTTTAAATTATATAAAATGATTGCGAGGACAGTACATAATCATTGCCCAAAAGATCAGTTTACGCGCCCTCAATTTGAAAAATTTAAAATCGCGAAAAAGAAAATTAACAAAAAATCAAATATTATGAATATCGATAAAATGCCTGTTTATTACAAGTGATGTTGAGTTATTTCATATACGACGAGGAGTGATTTCATATACGACGAGGAGTTATTTCATATACGATATTATATAATATTTTGTATATGAAAATTTATTTCAAGTGTGGTTTACACCATTTAATATTTAAAAATCTGGCTTGTTTACAAAGGCATTTGTTGCTGTGTGGCCGATTGATGGGAAAAATTGTCCATAAATCATTGCACCAATAATATAGCATACATATACAATTACCGAGTCCTTAACAATATGCTTTAATGGCTTCTCAGTAGTTTCCTCGTTGACAAACTTTAATTCGATCATTTTGATCGCGAAAAACATCATCGCAACTAAAATGGCATTAGTGTAAATGGATTCCATAATAATAAATCATTAAATTATATTATTATGTGTTTAACGAATTTATGTGTTTATGCTAAAGGCAAAATCTCGATTTCATCCCAAACGCCTTCCTTTTTTAATTCGGTTGGTCCTGGAATAACAGAATGTACGTCTAACTCTGTTAAATCAATATCATTTCCAATTTTAATCTTTTCGTCTTCATTTTCTTCGGACTCATCTTCCTTTCTTCGTTGATTATTTTCTAAACTTATCTTTTCTAAATTGGCAACTGATTTTGGAACAATATTCGTCGACACATTTTTTTCAGAATCAATTGTATTATCTATATCTGAGAATTGTATTTTTTGTGAATCTGGTGTAGGTTTTGCTACATCAGTTGTGATTGTTGCGGCAGATGTGCTTGCTCTTGCTGCGTCAGTAGTGCTTGCTGCGGTAGTAGTGCTTGCTGCGGTAGTAGTGCTTGCCGCTTCAGTAGTGCTTGCTGCTTCAGTAGTGCTTGCTGCTTCAGTAGTGCTTGCTGCTTCAGTAGTGCTTGCTGCGTCGGCATCATCCAAAACCGGTTCTTCTGATATTATTTCTTCAGTTTCTTCGACTTGCACATCTTCTTCCACGCTATCATCCATATAAACTTTAAGTATTTCTTCTACAGGAATATTATCTCTAATTGTATCAAGAACACATTCTTTTGTCATTATCTCAAGCTCTCTATTATTTCGCTGAATATTTAAAGGCATAATATTCTGCTCAAATAAATAAACATTTGTATACAATTTTCGCGCAACATTGATATATACCTTGTGTATAAAATCGTTTAATTGAGGAATATTAATGTCAACCTTTTTATGTGTATTTCCGACACGCATGCAAGTTAGACTTTTTAATTGAATAATATGCACACATGTGATTAAGTCTTCCAGGTAGCCACACTTACTATTGTCGATAATACGTTTTGTTTCAGTATCAATAATGGAAGCATTCCACTTGGGTACACGAGAAAGAAAGTTTTGAAATGTCATTAAATACTTGTCGTGTTCGTCATTTTCAGAACATAACTGTATTGCTTCTTTAAAAATTGATCTGAAACCTTGAATTACCAAGGGTGTGAGAATATGAACCAATCTTGCGCCCCACTCGTTGCGTGATTCTTGAAGACTCGCCATTGAATAATCGTCCATTTACATATTTCCTATATTTTCTAAAGTGTCTTCAATACGTATTAACATATAATTCAATACTATCAACATACATAATTGTTCATCTCTAAATTCCTTCTTAATTTGTTGAAATAAAATCAATAATCTATATTTTCTACTGAATGTTATGTTTAATTCTTCATGAGAAAGTGATTCAAATAATGTGATAATATCTAAACCGCTAAATCCTTTGTTATATAATT